AATACCCTGTGCGAGGATGTCTACCACATTATCGAGAGTGAAGTCAAATTGCCAAAATCTTATCTCACCCGATTGATCCAAATCTTCCCCTGCTAGCTCTTTTGTGCATACCACGTAGCGCATCGCATTTGGAAAAGAACTACTCCACGGGACCGGTTCGTCGTGGGCCATCGTAAGATCTCGCACAAGATCGGTAAAGCTACCACCAACATGCAGACCCCCCTCTCGATATAGCTTAAGACTGACCGGCACATCGCCGGCATCCGGATCCGATCGATCAACATAATCAGCAATGGTTTTGTTTCCTGTCTTAATCTGATAGCCATTACACAATGCCGACAAGAATGATTCAAAACTAAATCCCGCCGACGATGCATTGAAATTGGTAATAACCTTTGTTAAGGTCTTATAAAACACAAGATAGGAAATAGCTTGCGTTATTCGCGCGCCACGATCATCGCCAGCTTGTTCCTCAATCATATCGGCACCATTAGAATAGAAACTTGAAACACTTTGAACCTTTTCCTTGAGAGTGGTGCCGCGAATGTTGTTTAAGTAATCCTCCAAAAGTTTTCTTTGAGGGCCCTTGATTTCAGCGCCATGTTCCGGCGTTCGAACATCGGACCATCCTATTTCTGATACTTCGATTTCTGGTATCATTTTTAAGATCATTTCTAGTACTTGCTGATCGCTGGCGTCACGAGCCACCTGGGGCGCCTCTTCTTCCGTAATGGATAGCGGGGAGTCGAGAACCTCCTCCACCATTTCCAGCAATGTCTTTAAATTAAGCTTACCAATCTGCTTACTGTATTCTTCTCTCAATATATCTCTTAGTTCAGCCATGTTTTAAATCCTAAATAATAATATCGGCAATTCCAAGTTTAACTGCTTCCGTCGCAGATAAATAGACGTTAACATTCCGATTTAGCATATCCTTTATATCGCTCTCGGTCATGTTTGTCTCTGCAACTAAGCAGTTGGTATACATGTCTTGGAGATCTTGAATAGCTCCCAGCTCGTTAGTTAGATCCTGAAGGTTTCCGTGATTACCGGCGGCGACCGAGTGGATCATTACCCGACAGTTCTTTGCAATTCGCCGCTTACCCTTTGTGCCCGCTGCCAGCAAAAGAACGCCGGCAGACATCACCTTCCCGAGCCCAAGAGTATGAATGGGACTATCTTGACGGACCGTTCGCATTATATCGTACAACGCAAACATATCATCAGCCGAGCCGCCGTAGGTAGAGAGATAAAACTCAATGGGGCGCTTGTCCTTTTCAGCTTCCGCTAACTTATTCATCTCGTTCAAGTACAGCATCGCATGAATTACTTCGGCTACCTTTTCTTCGTGAACGTCACAAAACATCCCAATTATCCGCAAATCGGGCTCTGGAGACCCCCCCAAACTACTGGGATCTAGTAAAACTATCTTTTGGTCGTCGCCGGCTGACGCCAGCCTCTCTAACAATTTTTTAATCATGGGAATCCTGGGCTAGAATTTTCAACACAAACTCCTTATTTTCATTGAGATGGCGCATTCCCGATTTCCAATCATCAAAATGTATTATAGAATTGTAAAATTGGGGGTATAATATCAACATTTCTCTAATGGCTGTGTCTTGATAGGAAGCGATCTCTTTTCCGAAAACGCGACGGCATTCTTTTAAAGCGTCTGCTCCTTCATCATCTTCTCTCATTTGCCGCAGGCGCGCCGTATGAGAATAATAAAAGTGCTCCATGGCCTTAGCTAATACCGCTAAACTAACTAGTTGCGACACACGTATTAAACCCAAGCTAAGACGCATCGATCTAAAGAAATAAAATGTTTTATGAGTCAAATACCCAAATATAAAAACTAATAAATATAACCACCACGGACCCATTGTCGCCTCAAAAAAATTAACCACTGAGAATATCAGTGGTTAATGTATCATATTCCTATTAAGTTGTCAACTATTTTGTAAGCCTTCTCATGATCCGTTCAGCAAGGGTATCAACAACCTGTTGCTTGCGCGTCTCAGCCTGGAGTCGTGCGGCGACTCTTTGCGCCACCCGGTTAACTAATTGCTCTTCCATGCCCATAGCCGGCATCCGCACTCCGGAGGGAGAGCGACGGGACGGGCGACGGCGCCCACCTCTGGCTGCAGCCTCTTCGTCTTCTGCGGGATCATAGGGGTATCCACCCTCCACCTCGGAAGGCTCTCCAACGAGAGGCTCTAGGTTGGCAGGATCGTCATCGTCAGGCTGACGAGGTAATCCGCGCGGTCTGCGATGGGGCGCAGGACGGGCATCCGCCAGACCTTCTTTAAAGTCTTCCTCGCCTTCTTCTTCTGCTGTTTCCCTAGTCTTTCCGCCACGGCCATAATGGCCCTTCTTTTTACGATCAGCATCGGGAATATCGCCCTTGTTGCCGCCATACTTCTGGCGCTCCATGACACGACGAACGATTTCTTGCATCATCTCTTCTTCTGCGCCCATTTCCATCTCGACTTCTTCGCCGCCTTCGGGGCCCATTTCCATGTCCATTTCCATGTCCATTTCTTCATCACCGGGCTCTTCAGAGACATCGGCTTCTTCACCAGTCACCTCTTCGATGGCCTGCTCAAGAGCACTCATAAAATCATCCATGGAGATCATGTCGCCGGCGCCGCCTGCATCATCCATAGCCAAATCATCTTCGGCTGCATCAAGCTCGGCGCCTTCCTCGTCGGCTAGCGCATCTTCGTCGCCAAGCTCATCTTCGGTAGCGCGAAGCTCATCTTCTTCCTCCCGGTTACCAGGGGGCATGCCATACTCACTGAGCTTTTTCCTATCAATAGGTCGCAAGTTAGCGAGCTTCATAAATTGGCGAATCTCGCCTTCTGTTAGTAATTTCTTACGAGCCATTGTAAATTCTCCTTGTATAATGACAAAACTTCAAAAATAAATAGTAAGTTCTTTCGATAATGGCATCAAAATCGAAAAGCTTCTATTAAATTTAAAGACTTAAGCTTTTTAAGGGCCTTCGTTTCTATTTGTTTTATTCTCGCGAATGAGAGATGCTCTCGCTCGGCAATTTCTCGCAACGTCATAGGTCCATGATCGTGGACCGATACCAAAGTACAATTATATTCATCGGGGTAATCTTGCCAAAGGCGGCAGTGCACTTCCTTGCATTTCTTTTTTCTTCTCATACATTCACGTGCGCACTCGCGTAAGCCATCAACTTTTTTCATAGCTCTGGGTGCTCCTCTTCGATGAGGTCAAATATATTTTCTATCTCTCCGTCATTCAATCCAAAATCTTCCATCTTCTGCTTTCCTTTGTCTCTCAACTGCTTTGATTTTGCCTTCTTCCTCTTATTCTGTGGCTTCATATCGTCAATGTAGCTTTGTATACGCTCATCGCCATCAAGATAACCAGCGATGATAGCGCGAAAGAACTTTGACTGAGTAACACCATCATGACGCAACTTTAAGATAAGTTTAGCGTGTTGGTGTGTATTCTCAACAAACGCAACCTTCTTATCCAAATGAGGATTGGCTACGTCATCGGACATTACCAACTCCTCGTATTGATATGGGTGCGGCTTTCTGATAAGCCAGATGTGGTTTGTGAAACAAACTGCGCTTTAGCTTGTAGCTCTCGCAAGTTGCGGGCGCCGGTGTATGAAAAGCCAGAACGGATGCCTTTTTCTAAGTCCTCAAGTATTAACTTAACAGAGCCTCGACATGGGACGCGAGTGGCCACGCCTTCGAAGGATGAATACTTTCCGCGCCATTCTACCTGGGCCTCCTTAGAGGCCATTCCGCGATAAGTTTTCCATCGACTACCCTTCGCATCCATAAGAATATCTCCAGGCGCCTCGGTGGTTCCAGCAAGCAAAGAACCCACCATCACTGCGTCTGCTCCAGCTGCCAGCGCTTTAACGATGTCACCTGAATTTTTAATGCCTCCATCGGCAATAACTTTAACGTCTCTATCTGTCATGGAGCATTCAACAATCGTTTGCCACCCTGGTAGGCCATGGCCAGTCTGGATGCGTGTGGAACAAATAGACCCACCACCGATATTACACCTTACACTATCAGCTCCCCAATCTGCAAGATCGTTGATACCTTGGCGAGTAGCTACGTTTCCAGCCATGATGTGATAATCATCACCAAACAATTTTCTCAGTTCATATAAGGCCTCTTTCATCATAATGTGGTGGCCATGAGCCACATCCACGCATAAGAAGTCGGCGCCGTAATCCACCACTGCGCTAGCGCGCTCAAGGTAGTCCCCAGAGATACCAACGGCGGCGCCGATGATGCGGGGGGACTGGACTTTATTGATCTCGGCCATCTGTTCTTTGATTGTATTATATCGATGAACGATAGCGCTTGCGCCAACTTTGCCCATTGCACTGCCCATGGCCCCTTCCGAAATCGTATCCATCGGTGAAGCAAAGATGGGCAACTGAAGTATGACGCCTTTTCCTAAGTCAGTAGAGATATCGATATCGCTGCGAGAGCGGATGTCGGAATACTGAGGAATCAGCAGCACATCGTCATAAGAATAACAGTTATTCATCTTTCTTCTTCCTCTTCGACTTCGCTTTTGTGGCGCTCTCTTTGATCTTCTGCTTCTCAAGAGAC